GCCTTACGATCGAGGCTCACAACAGCTTCATTCATATTTCCGTAGTCATATTCGATATCTTGCCAAACAGTAAGGATTTGACTAACAGCTTTTTCCATAATCTTAAAGTCTCCATCATACTTTCCGTCAAGTGTTTTATTAACACCCTTATTCAAGTTTGATCCAACTTTAAGAGAGCGCTCGAGGCTGTATATCTTCTCTTGCGCCTGTTTTACGCCTGAACTCATTTTAGCTGCTTCGGCAAGAGCGCCTCCATTCACTTCTACAGCTTCATCGGCCGATTCTCGCTTTTTCCGCTTTGCCTCTTTAGCCTTTTTGATGCGCTCTTTAGCCTTTTTTAATCTTTCGCGATCAGCAGCCTTCTTATCTATTTTGTCAGCTTTTTTGCCTGCGCGGTCAGCACGACCTGAAATAGTAACACGCGACTTGATGGCACTTCCGATTTTACCAAGTATACCTTCCAACATTTCGTCGAGTTCTTCATCAGACATTTCTTCAATGTTAGTGGTTTCATCTTCGAGGATGTAGTTAATAGCTTCATCAATATCCTCTTCTTGCAACTTAGCCAATTTGCTCTTTAACATATCAACATACTTGGTGCCGCCGTATTGCTTAACTCTACTAGGATCTGGATTATTAATCAGATTTTCGAGGTCTTTCGCGAGGGCTTTTTTATCAGGCGATGCTTCGCTAAGATCGATGTCTTCCTTTTTAAATTTATTTAACGCCTCTTTTAGATACTCCTTTTTGATAAACGCTTCAACCGCTTTAGCAACGTCAGATATAGTCATCTTATCATTAAAATCGACGATAGTCTTGCTTGAATCGGCATCAACGACACTGGTGTTTCCGTCAATATAGACATCAAACTTCTTTTGTGCGGGCTTTGATAACAACTTTTTAATTGCTTTCCGAAAAGCTACCGTTGCTTTAAATGAGCTACCATGCACAAAATAATTTACTTCATCTCCGTCACGGTTTTTAGTCTTTCCAAGGACTTTGTCATTAGGTCTTATAGCTTCTTCAATTGAAGTTGATTCACCAAGGATTTTCTTAGCGACTTCAACATCCATTTCAGTAGGGAATTTCTTACCTTCAAATTCAAATTCGTCATCACCAGCAACTGCGGCTTTTGCAGCAGCTTTAGTGAATTCGTTGGCCTCTTCAATATCTTTTTCTTCAAGAGCTGTTGATCCACTTCGCTTATGTTTGTCAATTGAATGAAGATCAACAAAGTCTTTATCAGAATCTTGAACTTTGGTTTCTTTAGTGGCTTTTCCTTCGCCTAAGAGAACGCGTGATACAGCGTCAGCCAGATTTGCGATCGATTTGTCTTGTGGTTTCATGATAGTTTTATTTATATGTTTACTCTGAGTCTTTTAGTTTTTGGAGGCGTTCGGCCTCAGCAGCTTTGATTTTTGGTATCAGCTTCTTCGCGATCTTTTTAATAGCACCCCTTTTCTTTTCAACCTTTTTATCAAGTTGAGTCTTTTGTGCGAAGGACATTGCCGCGTAACTTTGGCCGTCTGGTATAAATTTTTTGCGGATAATCTCAATAGCTTGTTTCTGTGCTCTTGCTTTAAGTTTTTCAGGAGAAGCCTTTTTCTTTAATGCCATTTCACGTTTCTTCTTCAGCTTAGGCATTATTCTTTTCATCATACGACTTCTAGCCATACGCTGAGCAGGGTTCAACGGCTTTTCTGTGAGGTATTGTTTAAATGATATCATATTATTAATCTGGTGTACTGGTGAACATCCACGCTATGGTTCCGGCTGCTGCTGTTATTATTGCTGATACCGTAGTCCACACAACAGATCTGATTGTTTTAACAGTCGCAGTATTATCATGCTGTATATCCTCAACCTTCCGCAATCTATCATCATGATCGAGCATTTTTTGCAAAATCATTCGAGTTGTCTCATCAAGTTTTAAGATTCTTTCTTCGGCCCTAGCTAAAGCGATGACTGCTTCAGTCATCTTATCAATCTTCTCTTCAATGCGGTCTAGGCGGTGTTTGTCTCCTTGATTCATCTCTGACATTAGATTAATATTTATACAAATGCGTATTACTTTGTATTTGTTGATTTAGGAAGGCCTTTACCATACACTACATCGAGTTTTTCTACAAAATGCTTAGTCCCAGTTGAATCAATAATATAATTCGATTTGCGTTCTTTAATAGTGATCAAGTTACCAGATTCTGTAGATACTTTATCTCCTACATTGAAAATATCGGCCGAGATATACCGCTCACGTTTTTCTGAGAGACTTGGTAGTTGAACGTGTTTACGAAAGCTAACCATTTCTTTCAAGCCCATCCTCTTTCGAATTAGGTTGAAAAGTATCATGTCCTCTCCATACTCTTTTGGCAATCCAGCGCTGAACGCTTTAAAGTCGCCTTCAAGAGCAGCTGCTCTCATCTTAGATGCACTCATTCCCTCAACACCTTCGGCATCGGGGTCACGCTCGCCTGCCGAGACAACTTCTATGCCATCTTTGAAATCATAAAAGCCGTGACGGGCTTTTGTGCCGTTATATTTCTTAAGCAGTTTTTGAAATTCAGAAATACGGTCAGAACCAACAACCAGTGTGATGCGGGTGAAACCCTGATCGTGCAGGAGTGACGCTATATCAAGAATATTCTTACCATTCTTATCCTCGATAATATTGCGGCCGTGCTTAGGAAACATCTTCCGCATAACACGAATTTTTTCTTTATACACAAGAGGATTCTTTTTAGCATCGTTAGATTGAGATGCGTATATACGATACTGATTTCCGACTGCAGCTGCCGCGACCTTTTTTATAAGTTTACCGTGACCAACTGTAGGAGGGTTAAAGCGGCCGAAAGTAAATGCTACGGCATTTATGCTTTCTTCATTAAACTCTTTAAAGCCTTTGATCGTTTTTTTATCTGATTCGTTCATCGTTCCCAACCTTTTATTACGTCTGCTGAAAAATTATTTGTAGAAAATTCTAATCGATCGACTAGTTTGACTGCGCCGTTAGTATTATAGTCAATTGCAACAAATCCTTCTGAACCTGTTACTTTAAAACCCTGTTTTGTTCTAATAAATGTATCAATCTCTTTCAGTTTATCTAATTTATTTATAATGATTAATTTAGCATCGACAATAGCATTCATCAACTGGAACATCAAATCTAAGTTTTTGCGGTTGTTCTTAGAAAAGAATTGCATTTCTTCTTCATGTTTTTTAAGCACTGCTTCTTTACCCTTGGCGCTTTTACGCTTGTCGTACTCTTTTTTGTACTTTGTGTCGAACCACGCAATTAGGTCATTCACGTGTTTAGTGGTATTGCCAATCCGCTCTCCTTTCCGGACGAAGGTGTTGCCGAAAGTCTCAATCTTAATTGCGAGGGATGGCGTATTCTCTAACTCGTTGAGAGTCGTCGATTTAATCTGTTGAAAGATCTTACCTGCTTTCGAGAGCTGCTGAGTAACTTCATCAGTATCTGCTTTCGTGAGAGTAGCTGTTCCAGACAAGTTTTTAAGGTCTGCGGCCTGTTGCCAAACACTTGCTTTCTTCTTAAGATTGGAAATATCCACACCGTAAGATGCGCTCAGCGACTCAAAATCCTTTCCTTTATACGTTGTATGCCACACAACTCCCAGATTCGCTTTACCAATGGTTTTTGCTAATTTAGAATCGGCAGGAACTGCATACACAAGGGTGTTAGGCTGAAACGTAATGTATTTCTTGCCGTCAATCGTTTCAGCCTCAACATCGCCTTTTGTAAACATGATATCTCCCTGAATAACATTCTTAATACCAAGATCTTTAAGTTCGTTGAATGCTATCACCAATTTGTCTGCTAGGTCACCTGATGTGTCGTTTCGGACATCAGCCTCTGACTTATAAACCATTGGATCCTTATTAAAAATGCCTTTTTTTGCTACAAAGAACTTTCCATCAGTTGGATCAACACCTGCAAATACCGCAGGTGCCCCGTCCCATTTTTCTGTAACGTTAGTTGATGCGCTTGCTTTACCAGCTAGCATGTCTCTTAAAGACCGTAAGGCAAAGATTGCCTCGCGAGCTCCTTTAACTCCGCCGTAGATAACGCGGTCTTCAATGTGTGTCATGTGGGTGTTTTTCCCAGCCTTTGACGCTTC